TCATAATATCTTGCCGTACTTAAACAGGGTGTTCTTATCTACTAAGAAAGCCTTTTTGATCTGACTATCCCCCTCCCCTATAAATTCTACATACTGTAGTTTACTCAGGAAGATGCACTTAAATATGTGCTTGACCGGCATGATGACAAACATCTGTCCATCATAAAATACCCAATAATCAGCTTGGGTAGCCATTAGCCCTGAGTCTTTCCCATACATCTCTATCTCGACCACAATATTGCCTGTGCGTTGGCTCATTGGGTCAAACTTTACCTCGACTGCTTTATCTATCTCTGGTATCCATATATCGTACCCTTTAAAAGCGTTTACAAGGGTCGCACAAGGGTATTTCTTGCGTAGGATAGCCAAGACCCTTTCCTCTATCTCCAAACCCCTCTGTAGGTCTGTTTTAAAGGTCATCAAGCCACCCTGATCGGAAGGGGGGTGGCACTCCTTGAAAGGGTGTAGCATTGCGCTACTAATGCCGATCTCATCGGGGGTTACATACAGCTAACTACAGTACCACAAACAGTACAAATAGTTACCTTACCATTCACAATTATAGTGGTGGTTTGGCAAGCATAAGCACTACCTAGTAACATATAAGTTACTACTCCTATAGCAATCTTTTTCATGGTTTTTCCCTAGAAAGCAAAATCATCGTCTTTTACAGGCATCTCATCATCGCCCTTGGGAGTAAAACCTTTCTGTTTCGGATCTCCAATACGACCCGATAAGAACTTCCCCTTCTTGCCTTCTTTTAGCCAGGCATCAAACCAATGCTCGACTCCGTTAATCTTAATCGACCCCTTATAATCAGGGTGTTTCTCTGTGAGCTTTTTGTCGTTCTTAAATAGGCTAAAACTACCATCTTTCATTTCGTACATGACTGCCTCGCTTTTAGTTGGTTAAATAGGTCTAAGACCTCGCTTAAAAACTGCTTTACTTCTACTTCCATCGCATCGATATACTCCTGATCCCTCTCGACACGCACTACAAACAGTTGCAAGTCCTCTGGCACTCTAGGATCGAATGATACAAAGTCGCACCATTTCGCGCCTGTAACTGCCATTTGGCATTGCATCTGTGGGATATATTTACTTGGAGCTTTGTTCTCCAAGACTGTCTCAATATGGTTAGCTGTATTCGGACATTTAATCTCGATTAGACCTTCCCCTACAATGCCATCAGGAGAGCATCCAAAGCCTTCTATCGTGGGATGGTCTACGAACCCCTCCTCCTTTACAAAAGTGCCTGTATGAGCCTCATATGCCATCCTAGCGAATGGCTCTTGCTCTGTACCCCATTCCATCGCAGCATTGGTAAACGACTCCCCTTGCTTGTTTGTCAATCGCTGAACGACTAGCTCCATTTTGTAGTTTTTGCGACTTGCCGATTCGCCAGACTTTATCTTGGCTAAGACATCTGCGACCCTACTAGCAGTTACCTTGCCTAGCCTAGCACTAAACCATTCTTCTGTTCTTTGTTCCATGTTATCCCTTTCAATGGATTTTTACATCTTGGTGAATCTTTAACAAACTCTCTCGTAGAAACTTTACCATAACCTCAGACACTTCTAAAGATAAATCCGATCCTACAATCTCAATCGTAAACCGAAATGGTGCAATCTCCGTTACTGTTATAACTGCCTGAGATTCATTCGACATCATCAATCACAATATCTTGTGGCTCTCTGCGGATCAACTGCGTATCTACCCCATCATCCTCAAACTGCTTTTGGTAGGCAAGAGACAAGGCATCGATGGCAGCATCCCAACCAGAAGCAAAGAAATGTTCGCAGATCATTGTCTGACCTGCTGGCAAATCAGTTGCCTTTAGGCATTTGTAAAAAGCCTCCATACAATGCTTGTTTCTCATCTAATTAATTCCTCTATCCAAGAAGTTGCCAGTTCCCAAGACACCTTTATGATTGCTAAAGGTAACAAAATGTAAACACCAATCTCTACTAGGATTTTTGCCACTTTTTCCATTGCACCACTCCTGGTATCTCTGGCATATCTACATCATCCAAGGTCTTTAATGACAAGGCGCGAAAGTCTGCCCATTTCTTTTGATACTTTGCTTGCTCACTTGCAGGCACATACCCATAGACCTTGCGCCACCGAATCGTAATATCTGTGGAGCTAGGGGTATAGATATAATTACCATCGTCTAAAGCCCTTGCTACTTGCCTTGCTTTTTCAAAAAACCTATTTTCTTTTCGCATATTTTCTCTCCGACTGTCGGTTTAAACAATGTTCGCATTTCCATCTCATAACTGGGCGAACCCTACTGCCTGACGCTACCAGCTTAAAACCAGCTTTTGGTCTATCAGCCTGACAAGAACTACACCACTTTGTTTCCATCCCAGCCTTCCTTCATATATCCATAATCCGCAGCGTCTGCTACGGCTGTGAGCTTTAAACATACATCGCATTGGTCTATCCATATACGATGGCTCTCAGAAGTCTTGAGGGGGTGCGACCCCCACTCTTTGCCACAAGTAAAGCAAACATTGTCAGGCTGCTCATTCGCTAGTCTCACTCAGTTCTGCCTTCCGCTTTTCTTTAGCATCGTTTACCTTCTTCATCGCCTCTTTGTCCTTGGACACTTCCTTGAACGCTTGGGCGAAGTTCACCCTTAGTTCTGGGATGTCCTGAGAACCTAATATCTTTTCTACAAACTTTGTAGAATCTACCCCTATATCATCCCATAAATCTTCTCCGACATAAAGAGATAAACCGAGACCATGTAGAGCAATTGCTTTAGCCAGGCATCTTTGCATTGCAGTATTAACAGCAAACGCATCAGGATTCGGTACTGCCTTATTGCGATAGTCCATTACCGGCAGTTGTGCTGTCATCGACTTACCAAAGGCATTTACTGTACAAAACACCATTACAGTCTCACCAAACACTACAGGCTGCCCATACGACCAAGTAGCTTGTGAATCGTGTTGCAATAAAGTATCCACCGACCATGCCCAAGAAAGGTAACTAAGTCCATTCTTGCGTTCTATTTTGTCAGACACATCTACTGCTCTAAGTTCTAAATATTTAGACATTATTCTTCCTCCGCAATCAATTTATCTTCAATATGGTCGTGGACTAAAAAATAAATAGCCCGACCAAACTTTTCCCACTCGCCTTTATCAGCATACTGTCTTAGGTTTTCCCACTTCTCAGCACCTTTGTAGTCAGCAGTTGCCTCTGCAAGATACTCTTGGAAGTTATCCAAATCCATCGGATCGCATGGCTTACCTTGTTTCATATAGGTAGTCCACACATACTCCTGTTGATCTTGTAGAGAACCTTGGTCTACACCATCTTCTAACCAACTATCATATTTACTCACGATACACCCCCTGTTTTCCAAACATACACAAACATCGCTGGTGCAAGCATAAGGATTGCTGCCACAGCTCCCCAAAATATATCTTTCCATTCGCCTTTGTAGTCTTTCATATTATCTCCATTTCCCCCCGAAGGGGGATGTTGATTAGTTTTGATATTGCTGTGGTAATTTTGCACGAGCTTGAGTTGCATCTGATGCTTGATAATCGGCACAGATTGGAAACTCATCACCATTAGCCAAAACTGCTATCCAAGCACCGCCAACAGTAGCTTTAATGCGTGGGTTGTAGCGTTCTTCTTGTTTGTAAATTTCTGTAACTTGCATTTTTAAATTCCCTTTCAAAGAAATAAGCGACATCGCTTATGTAGAACTATACAGATATTTGTAGAGATTTGTAGAATAATTACTAGGGATATACCCTAATATCTACATTTGCCTGTAATGAGTGTAGAATCAAGGTTCTACAAAAGGAGAAGATATGGATACTGTTGTAAAAACACCACACTTTGATAAATTACTAGAGGCATTTGGTAGCTACAAGGATATATCGCAAAAGCTCGGCATTAAGTATGTAACTGTCTATGCCTGGTCAATGCGTAACAGCATCCCTAAAAAGCACCACCAAGCCATCATAGAAGCCTCTGAAGGCAAGATAACCGAACAAGACCTTGCCTAACTACAATCAGCGCACAATGGCTCTATTTGAGTCTAGGGGGTATAAATGCGAAGTGGTCGAATCCTACAACTCTTTTACAAAACGAAAAAAAGATATGTTTGGCATACTCGACATGGTGGCTATTGGAAACGAAGAAACACTCGGAATACAAATGACATCCAAAAGCAATATGTCCTCCAGAATAAAAAAGATCCAAGAAAGCGACTATTTTGTAGAACTACTAAGATCAAAATGGCGAATTATCGTTATCGGCTGGTTTAAGAAACCTAATGGGAGATATGACTTTAAAGAGTTTGAGTTCTAGTTTATAATTTAGTCAGCAGATTGATACCTGTTTAGTAATCCACAAGACCCTATAGGGTAGCTTTGAGCATTTAGCAAAAGTCGTGGATTCTTTTGTTAAGTGGTATCAACTTAGAGCTACCTTATGGGGTTTTTCTATTTCTGCTGGTCTCAGTTGGGCGGGAACCGACACCAGCGACTGAGATACAAGTGCTACTGGGGGATAGTTGATGTAACAGCACAAATATAGGTGGCGAAGCTAGTGCCTATTCAACGAAAGACTGGCGGGTTCTGTGGCTCCAAAAAGCAGATGAAGGCGAACTTAGGAAGGCTAGGTTCGTTCACCAAAAAGCAAATGTATATTAACTACTTATTAACTACTCTTTAGGATTTTTAACTACTTAATATCTACTTAATATGGTTCTAAGACTATCAATGGAGATTAACAATACCCCTAAAGGTATCCAAATCCAAAAACCCCCTAAACCTTTGCCACCAGCACAGAAACCTGACATTTATCGTAAAAAGAAAATTAAAGTAAAAAAACTAAAACAATCTTACAAAACTAGAAAGGTTAAAACAGAGGATTTTTATTTATCTAGGATTTGGCTAGAACTGCGCCACAAAGCACTTAAACTAAATAATGGAAAATGTTGTTGCTGTGGGCGCGGTAGAAAGCAAAATGTTGTTCTCCATGTAGACCACATAAAGCCAAGGTCTCTTTACCCATCTTTGCAGCTAGATATAAATAATCTACAAATACTGTGCGAGGAGTGTAATATAGGAAAATCCAATAAAGACTTTACGGATTGGCGGTAAAAGTGCATGAATTTTTAATAAAACAAAATGTTGACTAAAATAAAAAAGCATCTACATAATGTAACAAATATATATACCTAAAGGTATATAAAGTAACAAATATGTTAACTTATAAGTTATGACAGAAGAAGAATACAAGACCCAAGCTCTAACCTTTCTAGAGAAAGAAACAAGATTCCCTTGTCATGCTTATCCTTGTCTAGCAGACGATCAAGGACATGGGTTCGATCAACACTATGTTTACCATGTAGCTTGGGCAGCAAGAAAGATCGCAGAGATCAATCCTCTACACCATACAGACATTAGCTCATCTCTACACCTTTGCACGACAGTAGCAGCACATACACCTACAACCTATTTAGATTACCGAGTACCAGAGCTTTATGTAGAAAATCTATCAGTTGGACAAATCGATATAGCAAATCAATCTATCAAGCCTGTAGAATCTTTATCATGCTGTCATGTAGTAGAACATATAGGGCTAGGTAGATACGGAGATAAACTAGACAATGAAGGCGATATTAAGGCAATCCAAAACCTCAAGAACAGCACCTACAAGCATCTTTTATTCGTTGTGCCTGTGGGTGAGCCTAGCGTGTATTTCAATGCACATAGAGTCTATAGCCCTGTCTACATATCCTCTTTATTTACAGGATTTGTTTGTAGAGAGTTCTACCTCATCCCTAATAACGGACAGCAGCCAGTTGTTACAGAGATAGCAGAAATAGACTTACCTTATGCTTGTGGGTGTTTTCATTTTATAAAGACTTAATATGCCAGACATCACTATGTGTTTAGACCACCAATGTAGTAAGAAAAATACTTGCTACAGGTATCTTGCCAAACCATCTACATATCAGTCATACTTTGTAGGCAGTCCAAGAAACGATAACAGTTGTAAGCAGTATTGGGAGAATCTTTCCCAACAGATAACACAAGCCTTAGAAAGGGGAAAAAATGATTATCAAATCTGAGTTCTGGTATATTCTACAAAAGCAGATAGCAGCAAGAAAGGCACAAAATGACAGCAAATGAAATAGCAGAAAAATTAACCGATTGTCTTGGTAAAGAAGAAAGATGGGATATTCGGGTAAAAGCATCAAAAATGTTAATAGATCAAGCAGGGCATATTGAAAAACTTGAAGCAAACTTTATTAAAGATAACCCAATAAATGTTGCTGTAGAATTTAAATGAGTGCTTGGCTCATTATCGTTACCGGCTTGATCTATGCCTATATCGGGATTGAGCAAGGAGTAAAAGGGAATATGCCGATGGCAGTTGTATATACAGGATATGCGTTTAGTAATGTTGGTCTTTACATCTTGGCGAGTAAATAATGCATTGGAATCATAGAGTGGTAGACTTTTCAGACGAGAACGATGGAGAATCTTGGGTTGAGGTTTGCGAAGTTTTCTACGATAAGAACCATGAGCCTTATCTGTACACAGCAAGAGGTGTCGGTGTAATGGGAGAAGATATAGAAGAAGTAAAACAGAATTTGTATAGAATGTTAGATTGCTTAAATAAGCCAGTTCTTATGAAAGCAGACTTTAATAAAAACATAAAGGTGTGGGTGGATGAAGATACAAGTCAAGATAATTAAAGAGTTGCCAGATGGATCGGCAGAGTGCGAACTGACGATGGACAAGGCAGGGCATAAGTTTATGATTCAAGCAGGGTTGGAGGCAGTATTAAAAAGTGCAATAAACGAAAGGAAAAGGGAAAATGACATTCGAGCAATTTTGGCAGCAATACCCACGAAAAATAGGAAAGCTAACAGCAAAAAGATCGTGGGAAAAACTAAGTCAGGAAAACCAACAAAAGGCACTAGAGGCAATAGTAGAGCATTGTAAGTATTGGTCAGCAAAGGGTACTGATTGGGAGTTCATATGCCATGCAAGTACCTGGCTGAATAATCACAGGTTCGAGGATGAACTTGTTATCGAGCAGAAAGAGAATAAGAGACCACCTTTACCTTGGTACGCAAGCGATGAACTTACTTTAGCCAAAGGCAGAGAGTTAGGATTAAACCCATATGCAGGAGAAACTTTTGCCCAATTTAGAGCCAGACTTTCGGCAAAGATCGGCAGTACGGCAACTCTGTAAGTGGAGAGCAGATTGGGGTTTGCAGAAGTTTAGAGAATACCTATCGAAACACCAAATCGATAGCGAATTACTAAAGTTGTATGGTGAGCAATGGCAAAAAGGAAATAAAGGGGAGTGGAAAACATGGATATAGAACCAACAAAAGCAGTAGAGTACATAATGAAGTATTCAGGCGATTTTGCTAAAGCCAAGGCAAACAGAATCTACTTAGAAAACTTCCTAAAGTCTAAGCGTAGTATTCTTATGTCGAAGTCATCGGCTAAGTCTGTCGCAGCAGCCGAGGTAGATGCGTATGCTGATCCTGAGTATATTGCCTTGCTAGAGGGCTTAAAAGAGGCTGTGGAGTGCGAGGAAAAGATTAAGTGGATGCTGACCGCAGCACAACTTAAAGTCGAGCTATGGCGCAGTCTAGAGGCTACCAATCGATCTGTAGATAATCATGCTCGATAGCGACTTTGTCTACATCTGGGCATTGATTGTGTT